TACGGGCTCTATTCTTAGATGCAATTTCAAGGGTTGTAGATCCATCCTTTTTGTGGGATACATCTTTACCATCTCCATTACCATAGGTGCCACGTTTACGATTCTCTTTGTTGAGTTCGGTACGTTTACGTATCTGTAAGGCGCTACTATCATACTTTTTCTGGTATGATTTGTAGTTACCGTTGGCGTATTTTGGTCCGCTGTGCTTAGACTTTCGGGCCATACAACCTCCGCTGTACTAGTTCTGGATCAACTGTTGGCATAATAGATACCAACTTATCAAGAGCATTACCCTCAAGGGCAACACCGCTGATGTCATTTTTGGCTAGCCAGTCACACGCAGCCTTAAGGTCTTGCGTAGAAGCTTCACCGCTTTTGATTCGATTGAGGAACTCGGTTGTGACGAGGTTGTGAAGCTCGTTAAACTGATCCTCAGTTGCTTTTTTCTTCATTTGTCAAAGACACTATTGGTACAATGTCGTGACACAGTACCTCTACACGAGATCCAGGACGAAACGTAAATCCCGCCTTCATAATCTCGGTACACTTCAGAGCGCGTACAAGCTCATAATCTAACCGAAGTTTCTCCTCATGTCGCTTTGCTATCTGTTTGCATTGCTCAATCATCCCACCATCCAACGGAACGGAGAAGTTAAGCTGCATACCATAGTTATTGTTACGGGTGTAGCCAGTAGGCAACGTATCATTACCCATGTAGAAGGGTGAAACAGTCATGGTTGATCCATTACACGAGTTACCGCCGGTAAACTGTTGTCTACTGGGTGCACCATTGTTCTGGAATTGAACTGCTTGGTTTGTTACGTTACCTGTAGCTGCAGCAATAGGATTAGCACTGTTGCTCACCGTAGGAGTTTCAGCAAATGCTGGTCCTACTGAGAGAAGACAGAAAGAGAGGTAGTAGTAGAGGTAGTGTCGATAGTTCGAGTGATGTCGGTTGTCTCGATAATTCCGGCTGCCCGTGTCACAGTCTCCAGTTGGAACTGTTCGCCAGCGGTGTGGACGGACCAAGTAGTCGAAGAATCTGTGATGTCGGTGCTGGGGGTTACGTTTGTTCCAGACCATGATGAGTATGCACCACCGTACACTTCAGTTGCGATAGTTTCGGTGATGTTTTGAGTGGTGGTTGTGGTAGCCTGCATACTACCTTGGGTAAACTGAGGAGTCACAGTTTGTGCCATTGCCCCAGCGGGAAACAGCAGAAGCAGAATTAGGAATTTCATAGTTGGTTTTTGTCCTTTTGTTCTTTAGGGCGAGAGATTCCATACGATGCCAACGTTCCAGACAGCAATGACGCTACGAACGTTGGATCCATCTTCTGTAGCATTCCCATGTATGATGCAGTCAATACTCCTGCACTCCATACAAGCACAAGAGCTTTTACAATTTCACTGAAGAAATCATGAATGAAGTTCTTCGTTGTCTGCATGTTCCTGTTTACGGGTGAGTAGTTTCTTGATAATTGGTTTCAAGACGCTCACTGTCCGTTTGAACACAGCGGTAGCTGTTAGGGTGGCTGCAACGGAGACAGTAGCTGTCGTTGTAGCCGTAGCCAAGATCTCGTTACTCGGTAAAGGTACAGTAATATCAGTACCAGGAATATCGACGTAACGGACCTGTGACGGGACTGGGGGTGGTTTAGGAGGTGGAGGAGGTACAGGTTTAGGTGCTGGTTTCTCCTCCGTTTTCTCCTCACTGTTAACACCGCGTACACCCGGAGGTGGACGAAGGTCGTTAGGAGGCACTACAAGCGGCTTGTAGGTGGGTAAAGTAGCTCGTGGTACCTCCAGTACCGGACGGGGTAGTAGAGGCGGCTCAGGGAGCCTTAGAACCGGCAGTACCGGTGGTGCTCCCAAGTCCATCAGCCGCCAAAGAGACCACGCTCGATGAAATCAACGGCTTGGTCGTCAACAGTGTTATCAGATTGCTCAGCCAGTTTGCGGAGCATGTCAACAATCAATCGCTTAACTTTGTCGCTATTAAGGAACGACATAAGAACGGGACGGATAAGTGCAATCATTGTTCTTAAAAGGGGTAATGTTTACTGTTGCCAAGGCACACCAGTTGCCTTAGTCGGTGAACGCTGTTCGCTCAAGGATGCCAGAACGGCACCCTCAAGCTTTTCAACAGCTTCCTCACCTAGTTTGGCTTTAACCCAACCAACCACAAGCTCTTCAGTCAAATCCTTAAACGGAATCAGTTCACCTTCAGGTTCATCAAGCAACACTGCATCACTACCGTAGGCAGAGTACGTGTCATCACGACCATCAAGATAAAAGACTGCGGCTAGCACACGGCCGTCAGCCACGTTACGTTCCAGTTGGGTAATTTTCCAGGTAAGTTGAGCGGACATAAATAAAAAGTGGATTAGTTAGCGGGAAGAAGGGGGCGACCAGCGGCAACAGAAGCCTCAAACGGAGTAAGATCCTCAGTAGTCCACCAATCTTTTGCAAGCATCAGTTCAAGATGCTCAACATTGCGACGAAGAGTATCAACTTCGTCATCAGTACGGGTATCTTGTGCGACAAGAGCATCGACAAGAGTCACGCTGTCAAGAGACGCACGGTAGTAAAACGCTACGTCTTCAGCGGTGTATTCAGGAGTTTCAGGCATTTTGATTAATAATTAAGGTTTGGTGGGCCAAACAGGGTTGGCAGGGTCAGCAGTGTTTGCTGGAAGGTCGCGCAGTGCTTGGCGATAAGCGGTCATCTCTGCAGAGAACCCGCCAAGGTCGGGAAGACCGAGGTAATCGGTTTCAGCGAGTAGTTGGTTACGGCGTTGGCGAAGATCATGCAGAAGAAGACCTGGAAGCACGTCACGAGCAAAGGTTTCCTTAGCTGCAATTTCTTCAGCCGTAAGTTCAACAACAGCTGTATCGCCTGTTTGTAAATTTACTACTTTTTTAGTCATGACTAAGCCTCCGTAAAGGTGTAAATTCGGATCCAACCATTATCAAAAGTGGCACCTCCAATGTCAAATTTAAGCTTAGTAAGCGTTCCGCCTACTGTTACGCGACCACCCGAAATCTTTCTGTTATCGGCTGATCCTTGAAGGTTACCGTTCAACACCCAAGAGTTGCCGTCAACGTTCATTAACTCAACAACACCGCTGTAATGCTCACCAGCCGCACCGCCACCCATTAAATCAAACGCAGATGTTAGCTGTGATCCAGTGGAAAAAGATGAACCACCCATTGATTTTGCCCAAGCAACGTATCCGCTTGTTGTGTATCCTCCTGAGTGACCAAGTTCTAAAGTCAAGCGATCATTAGCATTTGCGCTAAGTCTGTCAATTGCAAATATAATTCTGCGCACAGTAGAACCAATTCCTGTAAATTCAACATCTGTTAAGGTATTTAATGCTACAGCGCTTGATGTTGCAATAGTTGCACCAGCAGGAGTCGCCCAATAACCTTCACCGCTAGAATCAGCGGTCAGGACTTGACCAGTAGTAGGCGTTCCACCGTTATCCTTGAGAACAAAGTCAATACCGGGAACGCGGAATTTGGTAATAGAGCTATTACCAATAGTTACTTCGTTAGAGACGGTTGAAGAACTAGCAGTTGCTTGGTAACCAAGAGCAAGGTTATTAGTACCACTAGTAATATTGTTACCCGCTTCATAACCTAATGCAGTGTTATAATTAGCATCAACACCGTAAAGAGCGTCAAAACCAACAGCGGTATTATATTCGCCAGTAGTATTAGAATAAAGTGCTCGGAAACCAATGCCGGTATTTCTAGCACCAACGGTATTTGACTCTAATGCGTATTTGCCAATTGCAACGTTGTTAGAGCCAGAGGTATTTGAGAATAGTGCAAAATTTCCAGCTGCTACATTACTACCACCAGTTGTGACACTGTACATAGAGGCGTAACCAATAGCAATGTTCTCACCGCCAGTACTACTAGAAGTAGGTCCTCGTAATGCCCAATAACCTATGCCTACATTGGAGCTGCCAGTATTGTTTAGACCTGCAAAACTGCCAATGTGAACTGAGTTGTTTCCATTTGTAATAGAACGACCAGCAGAATTGCCAATTAGTACATTGTCACTGCCACTACCAAGGTTTAGACCTGCACCATAACCAATGCTAACTACGCCGCCTCCTGATGGACTGCTTGGCAGTAAAGCACCTAATGCAAGACTTGATGTTGCCCAAGTTTTACCGTCACTTAAACCGTCAATACTAGTAGCACCACCATCTGCCCAATAGCCTTCACCAGAAGCGTCAGCAGTTAGGACTTGTCCAACAGTGGGTGTACCGTTGTATTTGAGGATAAAGTTAATACCGGGGATGCGGAACTTGGTAATGTTGCTGTCACCAATAGTTACTTCGTTGGAAACAGTGGCAGAGGATGGATCAGCGGAAGCGCCAATTACAATGTTATTTGAACCAGCCGTAACAAGATCGCCAGCCCTGTGACCGACAAAAACGTTGGAAGCTCCACTTGTTATAGCTAGACCAGATTCACGCCCAAGGGCAGTATTGAAAGCCGCAGAACTACTACTAGCGCCGCGTAAGGCTTTTTCTCCAACTGAAGTGTTACCGTTAGCAGCTACAAAAAAACCAGCTTCATAGCCCACATAAGTATTACCTTCGTTAAGAATAATGCTACTGCCAGCGCTATTGCCGACGAGAACATTGAAAGCACCAGCAGTAGCATTGGCACCAGCTTGATTTCCAATAGCAGTGTTGTTCGAGCCAGAAGTGTTGTACTGTAATGCTTTATATCCAACAGCCGTGTTTTTATTTGTAGTTCCATCATCGCTGTTCAAGGCAAATGAGCCTAAACCAACGGTTTGACCAGAGCTGTTGCTAACTCCGTCACTCAACCCATCAATATCAGTAACTCCGCTAGTACCACTACTAGCAGCAGTAATCCGACCTTGAGCATCAACCGTAATATTAGCAGTAGTATAGCTACCAGCAGTTACAGCAGTATTAGCCAGTGAAATAGTACCAGAGCTAGTGATAGGACCACCAGTCAATCCAGTACCAGTACCAACGCTAGTTACAGTACCAGTGTTAGCCGTAGCACCAGTTGCAATACCATCAAGTTTAGTCTTATCTGCAGCAGACATGGAGCCAGCAGCAGATGTAGTAGCAGCACTAATAGAAACAGTACGGGTTGAAGTACCTGAAACTGCAATAGGTGCAGTACCAGTTACACTTGAGACAAACGTACCATCAACATAACCCTTTGTAGCTGCATCACCAGTTGCAGACGGTGTAGCCAAGTTAGTAACCTTTTGAGTACCACCAAAGCTAAGGTCACCAGTCATGGTATCACCAGACTTACTGACAAGGTTGCCAGTAGCGGTTACACCACCTTGCCAAGCAGAACCATTATAAACACGAAGTTCATTAGCGGTAGTGTTAAAGACAAGATCACCAGTGTCAAGGCTAGTCGTAGGATCGCTAGCAGCAATACGGTAACGGTTAGCAAACGTATTAACGTCAGTAATGTTAGTAGCGACAGTCGTTACATTTGCACTGTTGTTTGCAACGGTAGTAACGTTAGAACTAATACCAGCAACAGTCGTAACATTTCCAGAAATACCAGCAACCGTAGTCACATTGCTAGAAATACCAGCAACAGTAGTGACGTTAGAGCTAATACCTGCAACCGTCGGAATACTAGATGCAACACCTGCAACCGTAGCAACGTTATTAGTTGGACTGATTTGACCAGCAACCGTGTTAACGTTAGCGATGTAAGTACCAGTGTTATTAACGTTGGTAATATCGCTTGCAACAGTGTTGACGTTACCAATGCTGCCAGAGACAGTCGTCACATCAGAGATGTTGTTACCGACGTTGTTAACGTTGGTGATGTTAGTTGCAACCGTATCAATCTCACTAACTGGTTCATTCAGGTCGTTAGCAACCGTGATAACGCTAGCAATGTCCGTAGACACAGTAACCACATCAGAGATGTTGGTAGCAACCGTGTTGATCGGAGTAACGTTAGCTGCAACCGTAGAAACCTCAGTAGCAAGAGGAGTCAGACGATGGAAGTTATACGTGTGAAGCGTAGTAGTCGTTTCAACAATACAACCGTACCCAGCTGCCAGAACAGTCGTTCCACAGTTGTTAATGGTAACAGTGTTAGAACCAGAACCATTAGCAATAGTCACAGTACCACCAGAAGGAGTACGGGACGTGCTAATTTCTTGGATACTAATCAGTGTACCAGCACCATCATTGATGTCAGGGTTAGTAGCTGGGAAGCTGTTCTCATTGTTAATAGGAACAAAACCACCAACATCATCAACAAGATCAACGATACGAGCGTCAATAGCTGCAGTGGTAGCAATAGACAAGTCACTGCTAGACCACGTATCACCGCTGTTGATTGTCTCACCAGTGTCCTGACGGAAGTACAGGTTATCGAGTTGACCACCTTCCAGATCAGACTCAAGCTGATCAACGTATGCCTTGGTAGCAGCATCTTGTGCACTAGTTGGATCAGTTACATCAACGATCTTATTGCTGTTCATAGACAGCGTATCGTTAATAACAACGTTACCAGTAGAGTCGGAGATGTTGTTACCGTTCAGATCCAAGTCAACAATCAGACGAGGAATAGCAAAACTACCAGAACCAGTTTCAATAAAGCCAGTCTGCTGGTCAACGCTAAACGTATCACCAACGATGAACTTACCTTTGTGGTCAGTTACAGCAGCCCAAATCTTACCGTTGTTCAGCTCGGTCTTTTGCCGTGCTTCAATAGGAACACCACCGTTCTCAGGCAGTGCCGTGTAGTTAGTACCACTACCAACATACTCCATCGTGTGACCGCTAGAAGCGATCATAGAACGAAGGTAGAAGTTAGCAGATGCACCGCTAGCAACGTTATTAGCAAGACCCAGGTTTTGAGACAGGTTTGCAGGATCAGGACGACTAATCGTCACAGTCCAACCACTACCCGCTGCAACAGCAGATAGCACAGGATAGGTATTACCACCAATATCCACAAGCATGTTGTCTTGAGGACGGGTAGCAGCACCATGCCAATCAGGACCAACACTAGGAGCACCAATCGTAAAGGTGGTGTCTCCACTGCTTGCACCAGCAGTAGTAGCAGCCGTAAAGATTGCGTTAGTCGAACGACCATCAGCAATCAGCGAGTAGCTACCAAAGTCAGTAGTAGAAGCAGCAAGGTTAGCTTGACCACCGTTCTTAGTCTTCAGGTGGTAATGGTTAAAGAATGAATAGGAGCTAGTAGCTTGGCAATAACCGTTGTTAGTAACAAAGATACCAGGACCATTCAATGCAGTGTGGGTGTAGCTATCGCACACCATCGACCGCAAGGGACTATTAGAAGCCGGAGTTGAACCATCAATAAGGATACCACCACCAGCAAAACCAGAGTCAAGGTCACCAGCAGCGCCTTCACCAGGAACGTGAGGAGTAAAGTTTACGTTGTTAATCTGGCTATCAGAGAAGTTCGTACAGTTTTGGATGTACGGGGACTTCTTAATAACTGCACCAGGGTAGAACGCAAAGTTCCAACCTTGGTTAGTAGGCAGACCATACGTTGCATCAGTATCAAGAGCGTTACCACCACGGGTACCGCTTGCCTTCATACCTTGAAGCGTAACGCCATAGAAGTACGAACCACTGTTCACACGGAACATGATTTGCAGTTCGTTAGCTTCAGGTACATCAACGTCATACCCAGCTTGATCAGCAACAGGAATAGCCGGGTGAATGATGCAGTTCCTCAACGAAGAACCAACAACAGCAACGTCATTCTTTTGAATATCAATGGGGAACTCTTCCCCGTAGATACCAGGCGCAACCAAGACAATACTGCCGTCACCATCAGGATCAGCGTTGATAGCATCAATAGCCGATTTAATGGTCTTTTTAGGGTTGCTTAGACGGTGTGCTTCATAAGTATCATCACCGTTAATTGAGTCAACGTAGACAACCTTAGGAAGCGTAGTAAACGCACCACCAGATGCAATAGGAAGCCATTGAGTGCCGTCCCAAATGTGTACAGTACGATCACTGTCGTTCTGCACCCACATCTTACCAGTTTCCCAGTTAGAACCAGTAGGAACAGCAGTTTGCACAAGGCAATCAAAACGACGAGCTGCAGCGTTAGCTGTAAAGATGTTAGTATCTGCAGGGTTTACAG